CGTGTGAAATCAGCGTCAGCGGCTACAGCTGCCATGGAAATAGCGCGAGAAGCCCAAGGCTTGTACTCGGCTGGTATCGTGGTAACTTGTTGAGCCACGACAGCGTTTATGCTCTGCAATAATTTGAGGTCTCGTTCTCTCCAACCCGCCTTCAAAACTAGCGTAGAGAACAGCTTACTATTGTATGGCACCATATCACATTTCATGATAGGGTCTCCCCAAAAAGCAGAGCATAAAGCATCCCATAGAGAATATTCGGAAACTTCAGCTGGACGTTTAACAGGTAACATGACATCACACTGGTTCCATTTAATAGGACCAGTGAATTCGACTGCTGTTTGATCAAGTTTCATTGGGGCTTGCTTTTTCTCTTCCCCCGCATAAACGCGGGCCACAATGACATACTGAGAACCGACCCTGCTCCGTATCATCGTGGCAAGCCCACGACCAGAAACAGGATCGTAATACCCTTCGAACGCGTAATAGCCACTACGATGCACATAAGTGCGATCAGGTGAAGCACAACTGACCAGTTCGTTATCAACGGAATATTTCATCTCACCATAGGACAACACTCCTCTATGATAAGGAAAAGCATAACAAACTATTATAGCGACACCACCATTTCTTTCTACCATGTCCAAAAAGGCCAATGGACTGATATAATAATGGCTGTGCACAGCTAAAACGCAACCGAATTGATGGCAATCGCACTCTTTACCGTAATGCTCACAACCGGCCGATTTCCGCAGGATCTTCCTACAGAAATCTTCGGCTTCAAAGTCGGGGTTACAGGAGTGGATTCGAGGCAGCCCATAAGTTCTATCAGGGTTGCCACCAACATCCAAGACCCAATCGTCGCCCGCTACTTCTGTTGCTAGTTTCGCGGCGATATAATTGGCCTTATGGCGCTCGAAATTCGCCACAGGATGAGAGGAGAATGTAGCTTTCTCGGACACAGCTAAATTTTCCCCTGATATCTTAGAACAATGAGCTAATTGCTGCTCATCCATCAATACGTAAACATACTTAGGCTTGATCGCACCATTTCTGTTCACGTCGGGTTTCACCTGCGGTAAGGCAGGTGCTTGCTTGGCATCACTGCCAAGCGCGGGCGCCGCAACAGCCTCAACGGCTGGCGGCGCCACGG